ACCCTTCTCTTATCTGGATCTTCAGTCTTTGCCAGGTCGTCAATCAGAGTATTACGGATTGCCGTAATGTCTTCCTGATTGTTGGCCGCGTCGGCTAGCGCCAGGCTTTCGACATACTTGGCCGCAAAGGCGTTTACCGCGTCCACATTTGCCCTTTCACGTTCGGCCTTTGCCCTTTCACGCTCAGCTTCGACGGTTCTGATGTCTTGGGCTGCGGATGCAGCCGCTCTTGCCGCGGCCGCCTTTTCATCAGGTGAGGTATACTTATCCTGTAGAATGCGTTCCTCAAATGCTTGAAGACCTTCAAGATCTCCAGCCTTTCTAAGCCGTTCGCGTTCAAGATCGGATTCACCAAATCTTTCGCTGGCCTTGAACGCCTTCTGTCGGCTCTGGCGTTCAGCCTCCTGCTCAAGAGCGGCCTTGTAGGAGATCTCCTGTCGGATCTCCTGCGTATCCAGTTCAACGGCCTGCGTAAGAACCTGAGCCGACATGCCGAGGATCTTCTGGAGTTCCTCGAACGTGTTGACGCCACGATCCACATTGGTCTGGGCGACGAAGGTCGGGGATCCAAGCTGGATGTCCGACTGGCCGAACTGCATCGGAGAAGGCGATGCGGCCTGAGGAGTTGTGATGTTATACTGTCGCGCCATTCGAGCCTCCGATTTGCTGCTGCTGCTGTGCGGCTGCGTTGGCAGACGATGCGCTCATAGCGCTAAGGCCAAGAGACAGGCCCTGAAGGCCTCCTTGGATTCCGGCAAACAGTGCGGAGCCGCTTTGACCAACCTGCCATTGCGGCATGTTGGAGATGGCAAAGTTCTGTACGCCGAGAGACTCCTGCATGGAGACCTTGGCGGATTCCTGTGCCGCCTGGAATCCGAAGGCGTTGACGATCGCGGCGGAGCTCTGGGAAGTAGAGACTCCCCGCTCGGCGGCGGCGGTCTTGCTGGCGGCGCGGTACGCGTCGTATCGCGCCTGGATCTGCTTGCGCTTGTCTGCGGCCATGATCGAGGACTGAGCCTCGTTGACGGCCTTGGACTTCTCGTATGCGCTTTTCTGCTGTCGGTTCTGATATTCGGCGACGGCCTTGGCTCGTCGCGCGTTGTCGATCGACGCGCCGACGGACGCGGCGGTCGAGATCGCAGTGAGGATCAGGGCCTCTCCGAATCCGAATGTCGGCATTGTTACCCCTTAGTTGCTTGCTGCGCTTCTCTTGGAAACGACGAAGTCACCCGCGAACTCCAGACCGGTGATGTTGGCTGGAGCTGGGCTATCGGATGTGATTGATAGATCGACCCCTCCAGCAGACGCCATGACCTTGAAGTTCTGGCTGTCGTTGTCGGAGATCACGTTTCGGTTAAGGATGAATCCTATGGATCCAAGCTGCTTGCCGGTGTACTTCCAAGTACGGCTCGAGGATGGAGTCGTCTTCGGATTGATATTGACCGCGAAGAATCCCGTGTTGCGGTGGTAGACGGTCATCTGCTTTAGCTGGAGAGATCCAACCGCAGGGATGCCGTTCTGATCGCGGACGTACTGCCGAGACAGGACGATGTTCATGTTGAACGTACTGCCGAGATACACGGGGGCGGAGTCGTAACGACCGTTGACGACAACGGTGGTGACGTCCTTTGAGACTGGCGTGCACGATGCGACCGCGATTCGGGTACCCGACTGAGACGGATACTCGGTGCCGAGATACATCGTGTCGATGGCATCGGTGTTGTTGGGAACCGTGAACGTCGTCGTCCTGCTGGCGGTACTGTACGTACCGGAGACCTTGACCTGACTATCGAGACGGGGCACGTAGTCGGGGCTGGCGGGATCGGCGTGTCGAAGACGGATCTTGTCGATTCTGAGAGTCGTCGCCGCGGTGGTGACGATTCTCGAGATCGTGTACAGATAGTCCTCGTAGATGTACGAACTGATGAGATCGTCGTACGACGTCGTCCACTTGCACCATGCGTTCTGGATCTTCTTGTCGCCCTGCCAGAACATGTAGTTGACGTAGATGTCGGTACCGTTGCGACACATGAGGATGTCGTTGGCCATCGACGCGATCAGGCCCGTCGCGGTGGACGGGATGAACCGATCCAGATGTGACGCGGTATCGGTGGCGACGGACTGTGCCGACGAGTCGTCGGTGATGTACTCGAAGACCTGCGAGAACGGACCCTTTGGCGACACCCAGTAGAGCTGAGAACCCACGATGGCCGGCCGCGTTAGCGGAGAGGCGTAGGTCGTAGTGGGCACAACCGAGACGGTGGTCGGGGTCAGTGCATCGCTGGCACGGATCTCGTACTGCTGGCCTGAGGTCGTGAACACGACGATCTGGCGACGGAACGGGGCAAGCCACGAGATGGTGGACACCTGGGCCGATCCGATGCTGACGTCGATGGGATCGGAGTCTACGACGTTGTCGTACGAATTCAGCCAGAAGTTGTAGAAGTCACCGGTCTGGCTTCCGACGACGGACTCGCCTGCGGCGATCCACAGGCGATTGCGGTGGAAGCAGATATCGGAGATCTTCTTGCCGATGAACGATGCCGGGGGATTGGTATCCGAGTCTCCGCTGTAGCGGGGCGTCCACGCGATGACACGCCCCTCGAATGCGGTGGGACCGGTCTGCACGATCCTGATCGGCATCGTGGCGGCGTTATACTCGCTGTTGGCGTACGGCGACCTGACCCGCTTGTACCACGGCTGCGCCGAGGTCGAGATCGACTCGTACCATCCTGCCGGATGTCCGAGAGCTGCTCCCTTGGCGTAGTAGAAAGCGCCAGCTGATCCGGGGGGTAGATCGAATAGTTCCCACGAATCCCTGTTGTTCGCATTGCCGTTCTGATCGACGGTTCCGTACGTCACTACCGTGCTTGGATCCATTGCGGTGACGATGGACGAGTTGACGACGATCGTCGTGTCGTCAAAGGTCACCGCCCTGATGTTGGACACGGTGGTGGTTGCGTAGGTCTTTGCTGCGGCGTCGACCCACGTGATGGTGCATGCGGTGCCGTCGTTCTTGTAGATCGTCACGGGGGTCGTGACGTCGTTCTTGAAGATGACGGCATAGCGCTCTGTCGGAGACCTGTCGATCCAGTGAACGAACAGGTCGCCTGGGATGTTGGTCAGATCCTTGACCATTTCGAATCCCGTGCGCTTCTCGAGTCCCTGCGCAAGGTGCAGAGACGTGTTCTCGCACACCTCGACCTGATTCTGGAAGCGCTGACTGTCGGGCTGTCCGCTGACGCCTCCTGTAAGGTCGGCGATGGCGATTCTCTGAAGCATCAGTAGGGTCCAATCGTTCGTCGCGCGGCGATCCACGGCCACGGCGACTTCTTGTTGGTAATGAACGACGCATCCATGCTGCGGATGTTCGCGGCACGGCCTGCGGCACGGCTCATCATGGCGACCTCGGCAAGCAGCTTGTCCTGCGTGACTTCGCCAACGGTTGCCATCTGGTACAGACGGGCGGCGTAGTCGACCACCTGGAACTGCTCGGGGGTGCTGAGTTCCTCGAAGTCCAGCGAGTAGACAATGCGGACCTTGATTTCCTTTCCGACCTCGAAGATGTCCGTGTCGTTGTCGACATCGAACAGGTAGGTGGGAGAGCGACCTCGGGTCACGAGATTGCGGGGAAGATCGGTTCCGGTCGTGTCGATCGAGATGATGTTGTCGGGAAGAAGGATCTTCCCTGACGAGTCTGGAAGAACCGTCTTGACGACGGTATTGTTGTTCAGGCCTGACAGCTGCGCATGAAGACACGTCTCATCCAGAGTCTGGATGGCCATCGTGACGTCGTTCGAGCCAGTGACACTGAGGGTGGAGACGGGGTACTCTCCCGCCGCACGGAGGATGCGATTCACCGCATCAAGCTTGCTGAGTGCTCCCATTTGTTCTCCTAAAGGTAAAAGCCCTGACACCGTTTCCGATGCCAGGGCCGGTTGCGAAATCCCCTAAAGGGATTGATTAGGCGATGCGCTTGACGTAGACGGGCTGAACCGTGCCCGGGTTCGTGAAGGTGCCCTGAGCAGTGAGCGTAATCACGCCGCCGCTGATCGTGACGCCGATGTCGTCAGTGCCGGAGGGGGAACCCTGGTTCATGTTCGTGGTTCCGGAGACGGAGACGACGGACGCGCTGTGGGCGATAATCAGCCCGCCACGGCACGTGGCGACCGAGCCGCCCTGCGAGGCAACCGCAAACACGGCAGGAAACGACTCGATCTGGGGAAGAGTCACGGCGGCGCCGGCGGCAAGAGCCGCGGTCTGCCAGAGGTTGGTGGCCTCGCCCCGGAAATCCGGGGCATAGGCGGCGACGGTGCTGAGGGGATTGACGGTCTGGTTGGTGCTGTTAGCCATGTCTGTTCCTTTGTTCAGTTATCAGGTGCCGGCGATTTCGTACGCGCAGTAGGGACGGAGCGTACCGCCACCGGTCATCATCTTCGCGAGCATGAAGTCCGACTGACGACGAACGTCGCGGAACTTCTCGGTCGAGATGCCCATCAGCTGAAGCACGGCGATGGCCTGCTTCTGGAAGACGACGCCACCGGTGCGCGAGAAGTTGCCCTGGTACTTCGTGGGACCGGTCGTGATGTCGGTCGACGGAATGTGGTTCGACGCGTACACGGGAACGCCCATGACGTCGATGGGCTTCTGGTAGCCCTGGCCATCCTGAATCGACGGGCCCGAGGTGCTGGTATCCGAACGACCCCAGAAGGCCTGGGTCGTCATGTTCTGGATGCCGCCACTGAAGTACGGAAGACCGAGCTTACGCAGGGCGTAGTACAGCGGAACATTCACGACGCAGCAGCGGTCGTTGACCGGAACGTCGTTCTCGTCCATCTTCTGGCAGACGTTGCCGATGTACTCGATGAGCTGGGCGGCGTTCTGCTCGAGGCCCCAGTTGGTCTCATCGAAGTCAGCCTGCGCGCCAACGGTGGCGCCGAGGCTGTTGCCGCCGATCGGGAAGGGGTTCGTGCCGGCGTCATTGCTAGTACGGGCGGCGTTGAGGAGAAGGATGGCGATCTTGCGGTCAAGCTGACGGGCAAGCTCGCGACCGCATTCCGAGGCGATCTCGTTGCGGACGTCAAAGTGCGAGAGG